TTCGAGCGAGGTCTCGTTCAGGTCGGCGTCTACAGCCAGACGGTTCGCGTTCGGGCCACCAGCAACGGTCGGGTGCGTCGTGCTGAACAGAGTGGTGCCGTCACCCGAATTGAAGGTGTCGAAGCCAGTGTTCAACAGCGAAGCCGCCTTGACCTGCTTGGTGTACGCCATCGCACGGGCAAGTGCTTTGGTGTAACGAGCCGAAAGCGAGTCGTACAGGTTGTCTTCCATCGCCTCTTCAGTGATGGAAAAGCCCATTGCAACCGTTTCGTGGTTGTAACGAGCAACGAAGGACTCCTGCGCGTTGTCGTAGGAGATTGCCGAACCTTCAGGCTTTACGGGTGCTGCCCCAAAGCCAGAAAGTTTCACTTCCTCCTCGAAGCTACGCTCCGAGTTTTCAGTTTCGTAAATCTCTGCATGCTCGTCTTCGTACTTTTTGTACTCAAGACCGAACAGTGCATTCAGACCCGGAAGAAGCTCCTTCAGGAGTTGTGCGCGAGAAATTGCCATATCTCAACCTCCTTATGCAGAGCCAGTGGTGGACGTGTGCTGATGGTAATTGAACTTACACACCAGAATCGGATAGGACGTACCCTTCTCGTCGCCCTTGTCGCCGCCGAGGTAGTCGATCACGCGGATCGGATACGTTGCGGTGGTAGCAAGAGTCGAGATGTCCAGAGCAACACGCGAAATCTTCAGAGAAGTATTCGGTGCGGTCTGAACCAAGAGTGCGTTCTTGCCGTAAACGTCACCCGTGTTGCTCGGAGCGCCATCAGCTTGGATAGCGAACAGCACATTCGGGTCGTCAACGACATAGGCCATCGCGTCAGACGCGACAGTACCAGTCGGCCACAGTTGGCTGTAAACGACTTGGTTGGTGTTGGGGTCCGTATAGGAGCAACCAACGAAGACGCCTACCATGTCAATGGCGGTGGTGGCGTCACCAGTGCCGGACTGCTTCTGAATAGTCGTGGCAGTGCCACCGTCAACGAGCTGAACGATATCGCCCATGGCGACATTCGCTGCATAGCCCGAAGCGATGGGATACTGGCGGAACACTTCTTGCGAACCGTTGTCCAGACGACCAATCGGGCGCAGACCGAAGGGAGCAGCATTAGAAGACATTTGCCTTCTCCTTCTTTCTACAGGTTTCCATAAGCAAGCTCCCAAAAAAGTTCATTTGAACTTCAGGTCACTTGCCAAACGAGGTGCGGGTAGCGCGTTCTGGCCGAAGCACAGGCATACGCGGATCGTTTTCACGCATGTAGTTCCGGTCAACTGCGTCAATCTGGTTTTCAGCTTGAGCGAGCTGGCCATCAATACGGTCTTGCGCGATTTCTGCGGGAATGCTGCAAAGCATCAGCCCACCGACTTCGATGTTGTCCTTAAACCGGGAGTCGATATCGGACACGACATGAAGCTCCGGATAGTCAGCAGCCCTCACGGGAGTGTACCCTTCGCGGAAGCGGGACGACACATTCGGATTGTCGCTGTTACCCAAGAGTGCGGTGCGAATCCACCGGAACTTTATTCCGTCACGGGGTTCGGGGGTAGGCAACATTGATGGTCTAGTCCAGCCTTTCCGACGCTCACCTTGTTCACGGGTCTCAAGGTTGCGTGGCGTTCTCGTGTTAGACATTTTTGCTATCCTTCAGCAATTGCGCCGCATATTGTTCATTTGTCAGCCCGAGGCGCTTGGCGATTGCAGCCGCAGACGGGGTCAACGTCACAGTGCGTGGCTTTTTAGAGCTTCTGCTCGCAGGCGCTACCACGTTACCTGACTGACGAACTGGCTGTGTGTTGACCTCCACTGTGCCGCCGCCAAACTCTTCGGGGAAGCGTTTCCGCATCGCCGCATCAATCTGATCATAGTACGCTTTTGACTTTGGATCAACGCCCGCCTTTACGATGCGTTCATGGACCCCAAAGGCATAGCCAGTCATCTCTTCATTTGTGCCAAACCACTTATTGTTTTCAGCCCAGTCCAGAGCTTCTGGATCAGGAGTCTTAGGCCGAGGCTTAGGCTGAACAGGCTGAGCGGCCTGAGGCTGGGGTTGTGGTTGACGCTGTGCTGGCTTGTAGTTGTCGTACCGATACTTTTCGTTTTGTAGAGACGTAAGAGTTTCTTGTGCCGTGAGAAGCGCGTCACTGTCGCCGCTTTCGTAAGCTTCCTTGTACGCACGTTTGGCCTTATCGATCTCCGCTTGGAGACGGCCCTTCGCCTGCTGGACAAGAACACCCTCTCCCTCTTCAAGAGTCTTCATGAGGCGCTGGTTTTCGCGGTGGACTGCCTCCGCGTACTTGATTGCCTCTTCGCGGGCGCGAGCTGCTTCTTCCTTTGCCCTGCGTTCTTCGTGATATTCATAGCGCAACTGCTTGATGCGCTTCTGTACGTTGTCGCTGTACTGAGCGATCTCGTCATCTTCTGGGATTTGAGGCTCTACGCCCTCGGCGCGGCGAGGCTTGCCGCGATCCTTTTCCGGCGTGTCATCCACGATCTCGACGGAAACGTCAAAATCATCATCATCTTCGTTCTGTAGTGCTTCCTGCATCATGCTCGTGTGTACCCCCGTGGATCGTTGACTACACCCTCAACGGTGTCGTCGTTAATGATGCGAAATTCCTTGCCAAGCACCTTGAATCTTGTGCCGGAATAAGACCGGAAGAGGACAAAGTCCCCCTCTTTGCACCAAGGGCCATCTGGAAAACGGCTTGCATCGCCGTATGCTGCTGGACCAAGCTTTACAACAAACCCAAGGATCGACGCAGTTTCCTCTGCGGACCTGAGATTGTCTGGCATATAAACGCCGCCTGCAGTTTTTTCGCTGATTTCGGGGAGGGCGATCAGGATTCTGTATCCAGTTGGTTCTGGAAGCTTTGCCTGAAGTGCTTCATCGACTAGTTTTTCGTCCGAGACGTTGACTATAGCGACCATATTCTACCTTCTGCAGTGATTGAGGCTCACAGCGCCTTGCACGGACCATCCGCGATAGGGGAACTTTAGGGCAAAAAGTTCTACGATTCAATATATCTCTTCTCAATATCCCGCAAATCCTCCTCAATGCCGGATAATGCCTCGTACTTGCCTACATTCTTCCAGTAGATTTCAGGGGTCGATGCCCCTCCGGTAGCCAAGTATTGTTCAATAGAACTTTTGTATTCCTTGATGCGCCGCTCAAAGATAGAGAACACATCAAGTTCCATTTCGTTCCGCAAGATTATGATCCTTTGTTGTATTCCCGTTCGTCAAGATTGAGGTCTTTGGCGATTTCAAGACCAAGCCTTGCGCCTTCCATCTTTTGTTCGCGCTGCGATTTGTCCAACTCAACGGCGAGACGCGCACCAATCTGAGCGCCAGCACGTTTGTCTTCTGCCTTGATCCGCATCTCCTGCGTGTCGTTATTGCTTTCGATGCGAAGACGCTCAAGCTCAAGCTTCTGCTGATCCATCTGCATCTTGTGCTGAAGCTCTTGCTCCTTGATGGAAAGCTCACGCTGTTGGATTTGGGTAAGCGGGTCTTCTGCCTGCTTCTGAGCTTCTGCCTGCTGAGCTTCCTGCTGGTTCTGCTGCGTAATCTTTTGTGCGGCCTCGGCCACCAGCTTCGACAGTTCGAACTCGACATCTTCCGGCAGCGGAGAATCCGGATCGGGCAGCTCGACGCCAAGCTTGAGCTGGATGTTCTTTCGGTACTCCATAGCAACGTGTTCGGTGATGTGTGCCGACATTGCAGACTGGATTGCTGATGCAAACGGAGACTGGCCAATAAGCTCCTGAATTTTCGGGTCTTGCATTGCGGCCATATGCGTTTGGATATGCGCCTGATGGTCCTGATATGCAAAGGCCTTTACAGGCTCCTGCTTCAGCATTGCCATGTTTTCCGTGACAGGGTCTTTCGGCTTGATCTCTTCTGGAAGCTTGATGATGTCGCTGGCGTCTTGAATGCCAAGGACTTCCAGCATTTGACGGTGCAGCTTACCCATGTCGTACAGTTGTGGTGCCTGCTGTGCGAGCTGTAGGGCGGCTTGGTACTGCATGATGCGCTGCGCCATCGTTGCAGCATTTGGGTCAGAAACAGGGATAACATCTACACGACCATCGAAGTCTTCTGTGCGGCTGTACTCTCCATCCATTTCGTAGGCATATTCTGCTGGCATGTAGTCATGAACTACTTGTGCGATGAGCCGAAGCTCACGCTTCATCGCCGCATGAAGTCGAGCCTGCACACCGGACATGACCTTCATGGAGCGTTCCATGAGGGCGAGGGTAGAGCCTACGGGTGCCTGTGCGTTCATGTCGCCAACTTGAATGTCGGCCACGGAGCCGATGCGACGGCCTTCCTCAACGATATTCCCAAGGAGCTGGTAGAGAACACCAGACGGCTCCTTGTACGGGATGAATGTGATGGAGTCTCGAATGGCACCGCCGGGGACATCAACGTCCCTGAACTCACCCGGCATCAACGGAGAGTCGTCACCCTTGATGCGCATGCCGCGAGCCTTCAAGCCAGCAGGAAGGTTAGACAGGGTGCCAGCATCAATGAGCTGACGCAGGATGGACGTTGCTGATTTTGCCAATCCACCAATCAGGTGGATCAGGCCAGTTCCGTAGAACCCAAGACCGGGCAGGTAACGGTAATGCACGAAGTGAAGGCGCTTGCGCTTCTTCAGATCGTCCTCGTACCAGTTGCGACGGATTGCCAGAATCTCACGCGAAGACTTGTCGATGGTTACCACATACGGACGGGCAAGGCCGTCTTCGTCTGCAAGGTCACCGGGCAGGTCGAGATCGGCATGGATTTCCAAGATGGTGTGGCGATCATCGTCTTCGATGATGGCTGACTCGCCATCAAGATCATCGTACTTTTCTTGGATGTCTGTGCGATCAGGCGATGGTGCCGGAAGATCAATGTCACGGTAGAAGCCATTGAATTGCAGCTCTGCAATCTCATTGCTGGTCTTCTTCATGACATGCGTGTAGCGCGGGCAGGTCTCAAGATCAGATGCGCCATATGCCACGACAAAGTCTTCCGCAGGAACGAACATGGCAGCGGGCCGCTCGCGGATGGGATCGTAGTACACCTTCTTGAAGGCAGAGCCAGCAAGAGGAAGCTTGAACAGCATCTGTTCCGTTTCCTCGCGGTACTCCGTCATCTCCTCGGTGAGAAGGTAATTGAGTTCGTTCTCTACACGCTGGGACTGCTTGTATTTGTCAGTGGTAAGCTTCCCAACGATCTTGGTGCGAACGGGTCCGGAAGGCGGGAACATTTCGCCAATCGCCTGAGCTTGGAACCGGACAATTGCTTCGGTTAGAAGAGGATGGAAAACGCCAGATGCGCCAGCCCACGGCTGCTGTCTTTCTTCGATCTTCAGGCCAAGGAGGTCCAGACCCTTTACATAAGCCCGCGCCCAGTCTTTGCGTGACTCTCGGTCTGCCATGAAATCACTGACCAAGTCTGATGCAAGTGTTTGCAGTTCTTGCTCATCCATGAACTCGGCAAGGTTGCTTTCATGGTCTGGACCAATAAGGTCTTCAGACATCTCTCCGGTGAAATCAATGACGATCCCACCATCTCCAGTGCTGACTGAAACAGCATCAGGATTGGCAATTTCAACCATGATCTCGGACGAATCGTCCTCGGTATCCATGACCTCTTCAGGGTCGAATGGTTCCATTGGCTTTGTGATCGGCATCACGCTTCCCCATAAAGTTCAATTGAACCATATCAGATGGATCAATAAAATTCCACTGGCCTACGATACGGTTTCTCATCGTCCCAGTCATCGCTGCTTGACCTGATCCAGCCGCCCTGCCTGAACCTAATCAGGGCTTGGCTTACAGAGTCAACATAGTCATCGTGGTCACCGGATGGAAAGGCCGCGCATTCTTCAATGACATCATAGGCCCATTTGGTCGGCGGGTGCCAGATAACACCGCTGGCAAACAGGTCCGTGATGGCATTCACGCGGGCTATCTTATCTGATCCTCGTGACGGTGTGAACTCTGTAACTGGAAGTCCCATTGCACGAAGCTCAAAGATCAGCGGAGCGCCTGATGCCTTCTTTTCAACAACGAGTTGGTCTGGCTCGTACTCCCAGTACTTGTCGTATGCCATCTGCTTTAGCTCAGGAAACTCAAGCTTTTCCTTGTACGCATCCAGCAAAATAAGGTTGGGTGTTTTCCCATCGTTGATGTCTTGATGGTAGAACACACCCCATGTTGTGCAGGCGCTGTAGTCAGAGCGTTGTGTTTTCAGAAATGCCGTGTCCCAAGACTGCAGGATGGCTTGGCAGTGCGGAGGCTCATATGCATCCCACTCGTTCCACCACTCGCGCTTGATGAGAGCGCCTTCTTCTGATGTCGGGTTCTGCTGATACTGAGCGTTCCATTTGGAGACAGAGATTTCAGCCTTGATGGCTTCGAGTTCCTCTTGGCTCCAAAACTCAGGCCACAGTGGCGTACCAGATGGCATGAGTGCCGGAAACTCAATGACCTCCCATTCATCCGTGCCTTCGCGCTCTGTGGAGCGTTTTACGATCTGGCCAGTGAGGTCGCGCTTGGACCAGCGCGTCATGACGACGATGATGGCACCACCGGGCTGGAGACGCTGACGCGGGCCTGAGGTGTACCATTCGTAGACGCGGTCATAGACTTCGGGGTTGAACTGCCCCTGCTGTGCATCCTGTTCTGAGTGGGGGTCGTCGATGATGAGGACATCGGCACCCTTACCAGTCACGGCACCACCAATACCGATAGCGAAGTAGTCGCCACCCTTGTTGGTGTTCCAGCGGCCAGCGGCCTTGCTGTCCGAGGAAAGCTCAATGCCCTTGAAGACGGTCTGGAAGTCCTCGCCTTGAATGAGGTTACGGACCTTACGGCCAAACCCCACTGCGAGTTCTGCTGTGTGTGCCGTCTGGATGATCTTCTTTTGCGGAAATCTTCCGAGATACCAAGCCGGGAACAGGTATGATGCAAACTCCGACTTGGTGTGTCGAGGTGGCATGTTGATGATGAGCCGCTTGAGCTTGCCTTGTGCCACGCGCTCGAAGGCGTCTGCCATGATTTCATGGTGCCGACCAGCAATGAAGCTGGGCCACATGAGCTTTACAAACGGAATGAACTTATCCTTGGCAGATTCCTTGGAGCGAGCCGATTCTAGGGCTTCCAGCTCCTTCAGAATTTCGGCCTGCTCCGCGAGAGACAGGCCGGAAATCTTCTGCAGGATGGAGTCATGTTTCCCCATGACTTAGCGAGACACCTTGCCGCCCTCTTTGTACGTCGGGCTGTACATTGGGTTGTACATTGGCTGCGGCATGTACTGCCGCGGGAACGGCGCAAAGCCACCAAACTCACGTTGCACCGGAGGGCCGTACTGGCCACGGAACCCACCGATTCCACCCATCTCGTATGGATTGCGGCGCTGCATCATCTGAGCCATGCGCTGCATTTCTTGCTGCTGGTTTTCCAGTTGCTTGATGCGGTAGTCCTTGAAGGCACCGCTGCCCTCAAAGGCAGACCGCAGCTCATTGAGGCGCGTCTGCTGCTCCTCGGTTGGGCCAAGCGATTTCTGGTATTCAGTCAGGGCTTGGTATTCAGCATTACCAGCAAACGGGTCTTCTGGCGCTTGCACAGCTTGCGGCTGCTCCGTGGGTGCCTGAGCCATCTGGTCTTGTTGTGCCTGCATGAACGGAGGAGGCATCATGCGGTTGTAGTTGTCCTGCATGCCATAGCGGCCACCACCCTTGCCGCCACCAAATGGGCTAGGCTGAGACATCCGTTGAGGCGGGGAACCATAGGGCGAAGAGCCACCCTTTCCAGACGGACCTTGTGGATATGAAGACATCTGCTGGTAAGCTGGCATCCCGCCAACCTGACCGCCATAATTTCCTGCACCCATGATGTGCCTCCAAGCAAACTTTCCGAACTATAGCACTAAGGTGCCAGTCAGAAAAGGTGGTTGTTCTACCCTCGCGCATGCGCACACGCGAATAGTATATTATTATATATATAACCTAACTCAACCATAACCTAAC